TCAACTAACATCTCTACATACGGTAAATGATGTGATCACAAGACCTATCTTTATTTTTATAATGATATGTGTTATACTATTACTGTACTGGGGAATAACAAAACGGAGTAGGCTAGACTATGCTTAAGAAAACAATAATGGCGTTGGTGTTAATGACAACAACAGCCTTGGCAGATTACAATTTAATCGTGCCTCAAAAACCTTCTGGTGGAACTTCTGTGTGGGCACAGATAGTTGTGGCGGAATGGGAGAAACATCTTGGTGAAAAGATCAACTTGATCTACAAGCCAGGTGCAAGAGACCAATTGGGGCCAAACGAGTTCCAAAACAAACTGAGATTCGACGACAAGACAATTCTTGTATCACATGGCGGTAACGGTATATCATACCTAACAGAACCTGTGGATTACAATTATTTTGATTGGGAATCAATTGGACACATGAACCTAAACATAATTGTGGGTGCAAGAAAGGATGCCGATGTGCTAAATGGCCCAATTCAATTTCCATCTGGATCTGGAATGACGCCAGAAATAATGGCAATCACAATGTTGCTGACAGGACCTAATGGTGATCCGATAGAAACATTCGAACAAAAAATCACATGGGTGAAAGGCATGAAAGGTTCAGAAAGAAGATTGGCGTTCATAAGAGGAGATTTAAATGCCACAAGAGAAAACCCTGCCGCTTACAAAAAACACGTAGTACCTGTTATTAAAAAAGGGGACGCATACACATGGTTCCATCATGGATTATTAAATGTAAACACTGGGGAGCATGACAAAGATCCTAATTTTTCCGAGCCAACATTTGAAGAACTATATGAAGAGATGTGGCTGACTGCTCCGAGCGGTGACTTTTATGATGCCTACAAACTTGTCAAAAGTTGGAGAGATGCATTACAGAAAGCATTTTGGGTAAACGCAGGCAATCCAAACAAGGCTAAATTAGTTGCCGCACTAAACAAGATGATAAAAGATCCAGAGTCAGTGGCCGCTATCGAAAAGAAAGTGGGCAAGTACGAATGGAGAACAGGTGCAGAGGGTGATGCCGCAGTGAAAACACTGAAGTCATTCATTACACCTGGTGCATTGAAAACACTATCTGATTTTGGAAAGAATCAATTAGGATTCAATGCTGTGTACAAGGAAGAGCTGACCAAATAATGTATATTCTTTTCACAGGGGCACCGGGATCAAAATGGAGTAGTGTGTGTAAAAATATCTACTGGAGTGAAGATATTGATCATTCAGACTACACTGAAGAACGAACATACTCCGTTGAGACTGACACCCCTGGAGAAAAGAAAGTTATGCACTTTGGAGCATATTGGGATCCAGGCATGGAGTTTACGCCTACAGATTGGGATGGCCCTTTTAGTGGAACAGGTAAGAGGATTATTAAATGTCATACTTTTGCTCACGAACTAGAACAATTAAAAACTAAAGGATATCCAATTGTTATGTGCCTACGCTCAGATGGTGGTTGTATCAAATGGTGGACCGAAGCAGGCGCATTCAATATCACATATCCCAACTACCAATATTATAGGACTCGCACCATGATGTGGCAACACATCAAACGGCAAAACTTTGATATAAAAACTTTTTATCACAACAACCTTGACAGGATAGTTGAATTAGCAAACAATGAAGAACTTTGTAAAACACTGGCCATCAAGTATCCTAAAGATACGCCCATACATGATTACAAAGAAAACAATGTCAGAGTCTTCGTCTACCAATAATTAAAAAACTATATAGACTATAAAAGTTTTTTATTATACAATATCAATATGAACAAAAAAATATTTCATGAATTGTCAACTTACAGCAATAATGAAATTACCAAAATTACACAGCCATACATTAAAGAAACATTTGGTGTCGATGTTAAGCGATGTGATACCTTAGAACAATATGCAGATGTGATCGATGATGCATGTCTAAACAAATACTTTTCAAAGTATTGGCAAAATGATATGAAAAAATGGAAGTATTCTGGTTTAACCTTAATCAATGAAGTTAATAATTTAAAACCGAGAGCGGTGCTTGACGTTGGCTGTGGCTACAATGAATTTAAGGGCAGGATTAATAACATCATAGGAATAGACCCTTACAACGATAAAGCTGATCTACGAGTTGGCACTTTAGATTACATTACTGATCAAAAATTTGATGTAATACTATGTCTAGGATCAGTCAACTTTGGTAACAGAGATAAGATTATTGCTGAAGTATCAAGATGTGTTAAATTGTTGGCCGATAATGGCACAATGTTTTTTAGGGTAAATCCTGGCTTATCACATGACAAACCTGAAGCTGATTGGATTGAATTTTATGCTTGGAATGTGCCATTTATCATAGAATTAAGTGAAAAATTCAACTTAAAAATATTGGATATAAGAGACGATACTAATAGCCGTAAGTATTTTGTGTATAAAAAGGTGATGCACCAGTAGACTTTTACTATAATTGTGCTACAATTAGATGTAAATACCATATATGCAAAAAGAAACACGTAGTATATTGGATGAACTATCAAACATTTCTTACAAAAAAGATAAAGAAAATGTTGTTGAGAGCCGTGCATCTCACATAATAGACTCCGCAATTCGTTTAATCACATATATCAAAGAAAATTTTGATCCTGAGACTGCATATAAATTAGAAAAGCGTTTTCATAACTCTATCAAAACAATGGATCAAACAAAGTTCTCTAAAGGTATCGCCAGAATCAAAGAAAACAAGGATGTTAAAAATAACCTTCTTAAAATCAAAGATGGTGAATACCAGGATGAATAAAGTAAAAATATCCACGCACACCCCATTCCAACCATTACAAAGTGTCCTTGTTGGACAAGCAGTAAGTAATAATTTTTTTGATTGGATCAAAGATGATAAGGTGCGTTCACCTTTACAAAAGATAGTGGATGAAACACGAGAAGACTTGGAACTGATAAAAAAGACCTGTTCTGACTTTGGTGCAAGTGTGTTTCAAACACAGCCATTAGAATTTAATGAACAATTACTGCAAAACAAGACTGCGGTTCCAGTTCCGCCTATTCAACCGCGAGACGTACATCTAACTTTGGATGACAAAGTTTATTGCACCAGCACCGAAAAAGTCTGGAACTATATAAATGATATTGTAGATGAGGATTGCATCGTGAATCTATTTGATCTTGTATATAAAGACGGAAAACAATACAAAGCAGGTGAATTGATCAATGGTGCCAGTTGTTATAAAGTTGGCGATAGAATCATCATACCGAGTATTGTTGATCAATCCATGCGTGAGTTTGGTATTAACTTTTTCAAAGATAAGGGATATCATGTCATAGAGACATCCGATCCTGGACACTCTGATGGGTGTATGAGTGTGCTTAAACCTGGAGTTTTAGTTTCATTATTAGATATCGTTAACTATGAACAAACATTTCCCAATTGGGACGTGCTTACTTTGGAAGACCAAAGTTGGAACAAGGTGGGAGAATGGCTAAATTTTAAGAACAAGAGCAAGGGACGATGGTGGATACCAGGAGAAGAGTCAAATGATTTTCTGAGAAACTTTGTTGACACCTGGCTAACAAAATGGATAGGTTACATAGACGAAACTGTTTTTGACGTCAATATGTTTAGCCTGTCCGAAGATGTTGTGATGGTTAGTAACGAAAACAAGTTGGTGTTCGAATATTTAAAAAAACATAAGATAGAACCTGTGGTATGTCCGGTAAGGCATCGTTACTTCTGGGATGGAGGAATACATTGTCTTACATTAGACCTACGTAGAAAAGGTAATAGGGAGAATTATTTCTAATGGACCCTTTCATGATAGGGCCGGCTGGATCTAACATGTCCTACATCGAAGCAGTGCTTCGCGGTGTAGATATTACACCAGGACGTTTTGCAGGATTATCTTATCACCATTTAGGAATGGTTAATAGGACTTCAGACCTGAGCCATAAACCAATTAATGATCAATGCATAAAAATATATTTTCAAAAGTTCAGAGAAATTATAATCTTAAACTGGCACTATAAATTGAGATTGTTTGTAGATCAGGATGATCGCCCACATTTGCAATATGGGCCAGAATGGGAACTATCTCAAAAAGATGCCTGGAAATACTACGGTGACAAATGGGAAATTAGAGCAGTGATTAGATGGTTATACTCTATCTATAACGACGACACTTATGGAAAAAAGTTACAACCACCTGGAAAGAATTTTGATGGATGTGCCCTATACGAAGGTTATGAAAAGATCAAAAATGAATTTGCGGCGTTTGATGTTGATTACACTAAAGAGCAATATCAAAGTTGGAAGGACAGTCAAAAAAACATAATTGAAGTTTGGAATAAAATGGATCTGCCAAATTTTGTCAATAACTTTGAACACGATTTTGAAAAGGGAGTTTACATCGGACTTGAAGGAATACGAAATAAAATGACAGAAGACGAAGCATGGGAAAAACATAATGAATAAAAAATTATGCTTTGTATCACCTGCAGGGGCATCTGGAAATTATATCGCTTTGATGCTGACCGGACAACGGGTGCCAAACACATTCAGTTATCATGATTATGGCACACATGGGATAGGTAATAATTTTAAGAATAAAGATTTATTTCAATTCATACATCATTGGAATGACTCACACAAAAGTTTGTTAAAGGATGATAGGAATTTAGTGATACAAAATGTTATAGATGATAAATCAGAATTCATAATAATCAATTGGTGGGAAAAATTTTGGCACAATGCAAATACTATCGATAAACAATTTGGAGAGAACTGGATCAAAGAGCAGACTGATATCTGGAAAAACTACGAACAACATACTATTGTGAGAGCCATACTTGAATGGGTAAAAAACCTGAGAGATAGTAGCTATATTGATATACGGAGGCATAAAGAAATATCAAACACATTTCAGTTTAGTTCGCTCTATAGCGATTATGAATCGGTATGCCAACAATTCAACAAATATGATGTGAGTTATAGTGCTGAACAATATAAAAATTGGCGTGAAAGCCAAAGCATAATATTTGATAGTCATGCCGAAATAAGCAAAACAAAAATTTCGCTACTGGAAAAAGATTATCAAAAGGCAATTGCCTTGTCCAATTTGGAACCAAATCTGTCTGCTGAACAATGCTGGCAAAAACATAAGTCAAAATTGAATTAAATACGTACATGATTGTAGAAGAAATATTAAACGAATTCAAAAGGACGCACCTTGAACATATCGAGGACATCATCATAACAGATGGGTTTGATGGTGGCAAGGCTGTTGTGGAATATTTTAGAGGACTTTTGCTTACCTTGAAAGGCACCAGTTCAGAAGCAGTCAAGGTCAGTGTGAAGTGGGACGGTGCGCCTGCTGTGGTCTGCGGAATCAATCCTGACAATGGTAGATTTTTTGTTGGCACAAAGTCTGTGTTTGCACAGAGTCCCAAAATTAATTACACCAAAAGAGATATTGCAAACAATCATGGCACCGACGATCTTGGACAGAAACTTTTAAAATGTCTAGTTCATTTGAAAAAAATTAACATGAACGGGGTGTATCAAGGCGATCTACTGTTCACTGATGAGGACATAACGAGAAAGAACATAGATGGCAAGCCACACATCACTTTCAATCCAAACACAATTACCTATGCGGTTCCCGAGCAAAGTGAATTGGGCAAACAAATAGATGCGGCCAAAGTTGGTATAATATTCCATACTACCTATGTTGGAGAAACACTTGCTGACATGAATGCCAGTGCCGGTGCAAGTGTAGAAGAATTCTCAAAAAATAATGATGTGTTCTTTGATAATGCCAGTTACAAAGATGTTTCCGGCAGTGCAAAGTTCACAGATGACGAAACAAAAATATTTTTGGCAGAGATAGACAAGTTGGAAAGTTTACTGACTAGGGTACCACGTAACCTGTCTAACCTGTTTGGTGCTAACCAAGACTTTGTGCCTTTCTTTCAGATGTATATCAATGCAATGGTCAAAGAAGGCCAGTTGCCTGAGAATAGCACACAATTCTTACAAGGCTTTAGAAAATTTTATATTGATCGAATGCAACAACAAATATCTGGTTTGAAAGCACAAAAGGCTCTGGATCTAAGACAAGATAAAATAAAAAAGATGCCACAATTTCTTTCCAAACTCAGGGCACCATTACAGAACATGTTGTCTTTTTACAAGCAGGTGCAGAGGATGAAAATGTTTGTGCTGAAAAAAATGAATCAAGCAATGTCTATAGGATCATTCCAACAAACCGAGAATGGATTGGAAGTTACAGAACCTGAAGGATTTGTGGCTGTTGACAAGACTGGCAATGCTGTAAAACTTGTAGACAGATTAGGATTCTCCAGAAGGAATCTAACGGCTATCAGCAAATTCAAGAAATAAATTTAGCTGTTTATTGATTTGTTCACTTAATTTTTCTATGTTAAAAAATGTATCGTGATTGTGCTTTCTTAGATCCTGTGTCTGGAGATATAAATCCTCCCAGTTTTTTGAACAAAGTTCTTTGGTAGACTGAACAATCTTGCTTATTCGTCTGTCAGGGTCAGATTCAAGATCATAGGTCTCATCGATATATTTGCTGAAAGTCTTGAAACCAAGTTCACGTAACTTTTGCAGATACAGGTGATTGCCATGCACGATAAAAATGTGCTGTGCAATAATGGCTTTCCATAATTTTTCTGTTATGAATACATCATTGTTGTTATCATTAGATTCAGATACTAGACTATATTTGCTGTGATTGTAAGGCTTTTCATAGATATCCTGATCACGGCCGTATGCTGGATAATCGTCCACCCATGGCAGTTCATATTCTTTGTTTAGTTTGATATCAGGCCAGTTGGTATATAAGCTGTTTGTTAATAAATTTGTTTCGGACATCTTGTTAAATAATTTTTTTCTGTGTTCTCTCTGCATTTTGTTGAGATACAAAAGATCAAATTTTTTCTTAGAATGATCAAAAGTCAAGGTATTGTTTTTATATTTTTCATACATGTAGAACCAAAACCAACTAGTACCACCTGCCCAAATGTATTCTTCTGTTTGTTCTGGATATAGAGGCATCTGCGAAATATTTTGATATGACTCCCATGGTGTCGCCAAAATAAAAACAAAGCCTTGGCTATGTAATAATTTTTTACGTCTTTCTAGCTCTTCTCTATATTCTTTACTACGTGATGGATGGAACGCTCCTATTCCGGATGTAGAACCTGGCACATTGTTGAAGTAAAAATATCCCGACCTGTCTATTATTGCAAACTTGCGATCGTAAGAGTCCAGATCAAAACCATGTAGTGTATAGTATTCGCCGGTCATGTCAAAGGTTTGATTTGGTAATGAGTGCATTCTAATATAGCTTTCCAAATCAGTATGATGTCCTGTTTTCATGACATCTGTGAGAACAAAATTACGTTGCATTTTACCTATAAATATGTGTATGATAACACCCTTTATAAAGTATGTATCCGAAGGCAGGATTGTAAGACGCCAAAGCGACCTACAACGATACACATTTCAGGAGATCACAGAAAGAATATATTTGTCTTTTTTGACCCTGACTATTCTACAAAATTTTTCACAAACAAAAGGGTTTGCCAAGTCTTATGCCACCAACACTCTTGCATATGGATCATTCGACCGTGTAAGGCCAACATCAAACGATCTCCATAACATGTTGGCTGTGGTTTCTGGTGATCCTGACATTACAAAAAAGTTAGCAAACAAAAACGCCGCAATGGCCTTGAGACAAAGGCAATCAGTGCCTGTCATGGCAATAAGAAGATATCTAAGAGACTTCAAAAATAGCTATCAATTCCTTACCAGTTTGGAATCAGCTTTGGGAATTGGAAATATAGATTACAAAAATTTACGCAGGGCTATCAGTGATTACGCTAGTCTTGATGCCAAAAGAAAAAAAGTCACCACTACTAGATTGTTGCAGGCATTAAAGGCAAAATTATCCGGGACAGATCTACAGAAGAAAGCACAGGAGTTTGCAGACAAGCAAAAACTTGAGCTGGATAATGTTGTTGATGCAGAAAGAACTGTGCCGGGAGCTGAACTTACACCGGACGAGATGACTGGCTACAGAGTACTTGTTGGTGCTTCAAATGTGAGACGTGCCAAAGTTGCCGCGGATATGATAAGACAGGGTAAGGCAGTGCCTGCTCCTGTAATGCAGGCTTATGCACCAGTGGTGAGAATGATCGACGACATTGTCAAAGGTGGATATAGCTTTGTGAGATTGTTACAAAACATACATGATAGAGCAAAGAAAAAATAAATGTTTTCGATGTGCGTGTTTACCGCACTGTAATTCTGATTGTTCAAATTGTCGCAACTGCGATAAGTGTGATTGTAAAGAGTGCTTAGATAAAGACTTCGAGTAGTAACTTAAATATCCATATATGGCAACACCAAACAATTTTAAAGTAACTGACGCTATCGGTAGCACTGATAATTTTGCAGGTGCAGAAGTTAAGTTCTTTCATATCACGCTGATACAGGATGATAGTTCTGTGCTAGATATAAGAACAGAACTGGACTTTAACGAAACGATGCACAATTTAATAAGGACTATTTTACAACGTGGCACAATATTATATCAGAGGATTGACAACGCGGCCACGGGCCGAATAGACATCACGATGGAGAGACCAGGGTGGACAGCGGCAACCCTACAAACAGCTATCAGAGATATGGGAGATAGCGTTGGAGTGAACAATAAGTCCGTTTCACTCTCTGTGGTGGCGGAAACAGAACTTAAACTGGATAATTCTTAATATTATCGCATAATTTACCAATCTTTACCATAAATACAAGCAACTTACTGCCGGAGCGGCAGTTCGGCTATTATAATCAGAGATAAAGGAGGATTAAAAATGGCAACTGAAAACAACACGACATTCGTGGCTGGAACACAATCTTTTCTAGGAAAAGAACTTGAGTTCATCACGATTGATGCAGGTGAGGAATTAGCTAATCACTTGTTAAAAAACGAGACAGCAAATGCTATCGAAAACACGGTCAGAGTATACGGTAATATCGTAGGTTCTGGTCCATTATTTGATACTAATGCGTCTAGAACATATATTGTTGAAGGTACAGACATGTTCGTTGGATCACCAGCGAGTTCAGGTGGTACTTTTACGTTCACAGAGTCAGGTGCAGATGGATCATCTGTAGGTACTTTGTTAGCGGCTTTAAAAGCACTTGGTACTATCGACAGTATTGACTTAAATGATTCTGGCACAACTGCCAAAATCGAAAACTTAGAACTGTAATATCTTTAGGAGGAGAATAAAATGGCTTTTGATAATACATTACCAGCAGGTGGACCGGCAAATTTCGTTTCACCGAACACACTTTTCGAAGCGGAAGGTGTAGGAATCACTTTCTTATCAGTCGACTATGTCGGTGGTATGAACGCTGAAATCACTTTTCCTTTAGCATCGGCTAACACAGCAGGTTTAGAACTTTGCAGACAAGCAATTGAAAACCAAGGTGTTAACGTTCTAGGAAGAGGTGTTCTTGCAAACTCTAACACAGAAATGACTTTCATGGTTAGAACTGATGCATTGGATACAATTTCTGATACAACAACTATCGCGGCAATACAAGCGGCAATCAGAGCATTAAACAGTAGTTCAAAAATTACTGCAACAATAAGTTCTGCGACAGCGGCAAGTAAAGGCTTATCAGACACTGAAACACAGTCTGACTAATAGTTTAGTATATAGGAGAAACAACAGATGGCACAAACACCAAACAACACAGGGATCATGTCTAGAAGACAGTCTTTCAACGGTAAAGGTCTTACTTTCGTTGAAGTTATCTTTGCTCAGTCAATGACTGGTACGGCAACAACCCCTGACACAAAAGACTCAGACTTTCAGAAAGTTTCTGAAGTTGTAAGAGAAAAAGGTAACCTTTTAGCACAATCATACAGATTGGGAGCTAAGGCTACAGACAACGATGCCGCTGAAGCAACAATTATCACAGCAAACAACAGTATCGACTCGTATCAGTTTATATACGAAGGTACTCCAGGTGCTCACAACACAGCTGATTCTGTAGGAGACATTAATTTGGACCCACACCAGAATGAGACTAGTGCACCGGCAGTGATCGCAGATGCAGAAGCAGACATCGAAGCGGAAATCAGATCAAGATTATCTGGTGACTCTTCAGATAACGAACTACAGGTTAAAATTAGATTTTTACCTTCCGACGGCGTGGTATCAACAGGTATCGACGCAGTATACGGAATGTTCGATCAAAGAGGCGACGCTTAATATTGAGTAATTAATATTACCAAAGGGCGGATCTATATTTTAGGTTCGCCCTTTTTTTACGAGTAAATAATCCTATGCCAACACATCTAGAGGAAGCAATAAAAGTAATCTTAGGTCCTAATTCTAAGTTGAGAGATAAAACTCCGCGGATCTATGCATTGCCCAAAGATGAACACATGCCAAAAGCATTCACAAACCTGAAACGCATGAGATTTCTAAACCATGATGTTAGTGGAGGCAGGAATATTAAACGATGGCTATGGAGAGACTACCATCCAGAAATAATCCTACAACAGCCACCGTTCGACAAGTACGAAGATCAGAGTGAAATATTCACACTAATACGTAATCCTGAACATCGTTGGTGGTCAGGAATCAAGGACATGTTCTATTTCATGCCATGGTACACATGGTGGACCAATGAAAAGATAATGGAACAATGGCCGCACTTCACCAGGTCAACTTTTAGATTGCATGATGTGATGCAAGAGGTCAAACCACAGCATCTGATCAAATGTGATGATGGACTAAATGATAGAATAATTAAATTTGCAAAAACACATGGCCTATTATGCTATGGCAACATTCCGCACGAAAAGGCACTGAGACACGAAAAGCCCGACATCAAAAAGTTGGAAGACAAAGGTGTGCAGGAACTGAAGTCCTGGCTTAGAAAGAATCCAGACAGGCAAAAACAATTGGATGAATATCTAGAACCTGACTGGCAATATTGGGAAAAAGTTGAGTATCAAGAATAATGCATGAATTTAGAGTACACACCTTGGTAGATATTACAGACAATGGTAACTTGCAAAGAAGCTTTCCATTTAAAACAAAAAGTGATATCACTGTGCATAACAAAGAAACTTTAGCCGTAGCCAGAAATCAAAATAACAATTTTAACACATTGCTTCAACTTTTACAGATAAGAGGAAATATTATTTGGGAGATTCCACCGAAAAAATACAATACTCTCCTGGGTAACACAAAATTTGGTACGGTGTACGAAGGAAAACAAAACACATGGACCTTTCAGTTTTTTACTGAACAATCCGAGCTATATGGAGACTTCAATAACCCTACAGGACAACTTATAGAAGATTTTAATCTAGTTCCTGTAATCACTGACTGTGAAGACACAGCAAACTTTCCAATTAAAACTTTTATAACAAGGAACCTCGAAAAGCCTTCAACAAACATGGCGACCCAAGAACAAAAAGTCATTAATGCAATTTACGGCGATATAATAAACACCTACTTTTCATATGCTGGAGAAACAAATAAATAACTATGATTAAGGCAATAACAGGCAATATAAAAGGCGTTTCAGGCTATGGCTCAGGCACATTTACAGGCTCTAATAATGGAGGTACGGAACCTCAAATTTGAGATTAAAAATTATATGAGTACAACTGAATTAGAAAAACAAAACTTAGAGGCACACGTAGATTTGTGCTCCGAGAGATATAAAGGCCTACACGATAGGCTTTCAGCGATTGAGGTGCGACTTGGAAAAATGAATGAAGAAATGACAGCAGGTCACAAAAGCACATCAAAAACTATTATTGCCACTGCCGGCACAGTGGTTGCAGGATTATTATCAACCGTGGTTGTTATCCTGATGAAAATGCCAGGCTAACCATAATTAAATTTACCAATCTAAAAAAATGTACGTACAAATAGCACCGCGATGCCGGGTATGGATCACAGACAGGCAATTTAACTTTATCAAGACTCACCGCCACCATACCTTCCGCAACACTGATCTGGATCCCTTAGAAGTTGACATGGCAAAACAGTTAGCAGACAAATCAATCTTTGTAAGAAAAAAACTTGACATAGGCGTCCAATATGCTTTAAATAAACGCATAAGATTTGTACGAGATGCCTATAAAAAATAAACAGGAACTGGTAAGACAGATAGAAGCTTATGGTCTAAAACATAAGCTGGCCGAAATTGCAAGGCGTGAAGAGAAACGTAGGCCATTCCGTCATTTACCAAAACAATTTTCAAAAGGCATTCTTATAGGTAACATCGCTATCGTGCCAAAAAAGCACACCGGGACACGATATGCCTATGTAATTGCTGACATGATTGAGGCAAAAATTTTACATGATGATATTAATCTCAAACAGACTGCAATATTAACAGCACATTACATGGCAGACGGGAGAAATGTGCCTAAGGAGGTGCTAAAGTATGACACACATTTTGCCTCCAAGCTATTTGAAATTCAACAATTCAAAGCAACTATCAAAATGGCCCGTAAAGCAAAAGATGATGCAAAAGAACAAATTTATCAACAGCGATTAGACGATGCAAACTACTATGCCGACGAATATAAGGCAAAAATACAAGATATTTTCCATTCAACGTTTGGAGTGTAGTGACTAAATAACAAGTATGAACAGCTTAGAACTTACAAAACCCATTACAACTGAAAGTCTATTGGCAGAATTCGAATCCAGATTCAATCAAACTATGGATCTAAGCAAGTTCACAAAAGAAGAATTAGAAGATCACGCAAATCATATCAGAACAAAAATTCACAACATTACGCAAAACACACATTTTGGTGAAGAATTGCAAAACAATGATTATCAGAAAAGCCAGATGATGCTGGATATCGTAAATCAAGCAATCAACGAATACGGTGGCAACATGGGTAGTTCAATCATTGGAAAAGCGACAGATGAAATCAAGGACAAACTTTCAAAAGGACAGGCAGTGAGTCCAGCAGATAGAAAAGCGGCGGCACAAGCAATGAAGACAGAAGGTGTAGAAGAGCAATCAGAATTAATTTTAGCGGCCAAGGACATGATGGACAAAGTAACAGGTTACTTGGAAGATCTAGCAACTATGAAAACAGAAGGAATGCTAGAACTGGCAGACAGAATCAGAGACGAAATGGGAGCAGACAAGGCAGATGCTTTCATGCAAAAAATCCAACCAGCGATTGAACAGGCGGAAGCGACTTTAACGACAACTAGACAAGAGCTAGATAACGGTGTAAGAATATTGACCGGAGAAGAAGTTGCTTCAGAACCTATGGGCGCCGATGACACGATGAACATGGATACAGATCTAGACTCACTGGACTCAGAAGCAGGAGAAGAGGACGATGAGTTTGGAGCCTCTGATGCAGAAGCAGGTGGCACGGAACCAGAAGGCAGAGAACAAAGAGAATCCAAGGAAGTGTTCGAAGCTTCAAACAGAATCTACGGCAAGTTATCGGGGAAGTAAACCCCAATGAGATTTTACGAATTTAACCAAGACAAAGATATAAAACAAGCATTGATGAATGTTCTAATGAACATGCAAGGTGATGCAGATGAAAGAGATACGTCTACAGAGATAAGTTTGGATGCTGTCAAAAGCATTATGTCCAACACAGGGTATCCTGCATTCAATTATGAGGTATTTAAAAAAATGTATGATCAAGACAACGATCTGAAAAATATCGTTGCGGACTTTGATCAAGATAAAATTGTTGTGAAAACAGATAAAGAAGCAGACAAGGACCCAAAAATGGATTTTGACAATCAAGGTTCAACCGATGTTGTCAAGAAGATGGCCAAGTCTGCAATGAACAAAAGAAAATAATCCTAATTACATACTGAATAATTAATAGTATGCATTCATACATTAACATTGATAATTTAAATACTATCAATGCAGAGTTATCCAATTATTGCAATTCTGCTTGTCCGATGTGCCCAAGGTTTGACTTTGATTTGAATCTCATAAAAGATATCACGAATAATTCACACACCACCTTGAAAATTATTAAGGAAAGGATAGGGAAGAGGATACTATCTAAACTAAAAAAGTTTTATTCATGTGGTGTGCTAGGAGATGGCGCCATGAATCCTGAGTGTGTCGAGATATATGATTTCGTCAAAAGTTCAGGAACCTTGTCAACGTCTTTGAACACCAATGGAGGATTAAGGAACAAAGAATTTTGGACTGCGTTGGCCGATACTGGAACCCACGTGGTGTTCGCCATAGACGGACTCGCGGATACCAATCACCTATATAGACGTAACGTGAAGTTTGACAAGGTGATTGAAAACGTTCAAACATTCATAAAAGCGGGAGGTGAGGCAGATTGGGACTTCCTAATTTTCAAACACAACCAACACCAGATAGATGAGGCAGAAGCACTAGCCAAGAAACTAGGATTCAAACACTTCAACAAGAAAGAAACAACAAGGTGGGATGACTTTGATAGCAATGGCAAATGGATACAGAGGAAATCTATACAAATTGGTGACTACGCTCTAGAGAAAGTTGAACGAGAAACAACAGCACTAGGTTTAGCGGATACGCAGAAAGCCAAAATTCAAGACACTTTTCAAACAAGGAAAATTAAATGTAACTCGTATCATCAAAATAAAAGTGAGATATATCTTGCCGCCAACGGTGAGGTCAGCCCGTGCTGTTGGTTGGGAGATCTAAAGATACATGAAGCAAAAAACATAATAGATGATTACAAAAAAATAAACATCAACCACACGACTCTCGAAAATATACTGGACGGAGAATTTTTTAAAGAATTATCAAGAGGTATACAAGGCGTTCAAGGCGCTTATCGTTTACAAACTTGTTACCATACTTGCGGAGTCGTCAATGCCTAAGACCTATTGTGACTTACCTTTTCAACACCAGTATGTGCATATGTCTGGTAGGGTTAGATTATGTTGTGCTACACTAGAAAATGCCAAGGACAAAAATTCACAAGAATATCATATGGATAAAGATTCTTTACAAGATGTTTGGAATAGTGATTACATGAAAAATGTGCGACTGGCAATGAAAAACGGTGACGTGTTAGACGCCTGTTCCAAATGCATAGCACAAGAAGAAAGAGGCTATGGATCAATGCGTTGTACAACCAACAAAAAAAATAATCTTAATAACCTTGCACCTGATGGTTCAATAAATCATCCTCATTCAATGGAACTGCATTTTGGAAATGTTTGCAATCTAAAATGTAAAATGTGTGGGCAGGATTATTCAAATCAAGTTGGAAAAGAAATTTTAGAGATAGGAGAAAAAGATGCTGATTTCTTACAATGGGTAAGGGAGCAGAGTGGCAACGTAAACAATTGGACAAATGACCTTTCGGTAGAATACACTTGGTTTAAGAACGAAAAAGTAAAAAAACAGCTCATGGATTATGTTAGTAAACACATTACGATGTTAACCATAATAGGTGGCGAGCCCACAATCATTCCTGAATTTTATGAACTTTTAAACTATTGTTATGAACAAGACACTTTGAAAAATAAGGATATAACTATCGTGACAAATCTTACCAACACTAATCCAAGAATGATAAAATGGTTATCCAAAATGAAACAATGGACCATTTGGGCGAGTCTTGATGGCATAGGAGAGATAACAGAATATATCAGGTATCCTAGTAACTTTAGTAAGGTTGTTGAAAATTTAAAATTTTATAAAAGCATGTCAGAAAAATATGAAAACGGTAGAATTGTTTTTAGTCCTGCGGTACAACTGTTAAACATTCACCAGTTAGATGATATGCTTAAATTTTTCATTGAATTTTCAGATAACAAATGGGGTTGGAGATATAACGTGTCTTGGTTGTCACAAGTGTGGTACCCACGTATTTGTAACTATGACACAGCACCAAAGGAATACAGACATGTAGTGGCAAAAAAATTAGAACTAAGTGAACCATATTTAAGGAATTATGAAGGCATTAAACATTTTTATAGAAAGCAGATTGAAAATTTACGAACTGATTTCCTTGACAAGAACACTGAAAAAAATCTGCAAAAGGCTTTTATTAGATATAACGATACACAAGATAAGCACAGGAAAGGTAAAACTTGGAGACAACTGTTGCCCGATCTTGAATCGGCATTGACAAAAAGCCTATCATAAACTACAATATATGAATGAAGATTTCAGAAGACGTGCTTAAAACAAAAGGCATCGCCTACGTTCAGAAGTACAACTACGAAGAACTCAACAAGACTGCCCGTAATGGTAAAAGGCATTATAAAACTCCTGATGGGAGAACAGTGCCTTCCGTCACTACCGTACTATCTGCTACTAAGGACATGACTCATTTACATGCATGGCGGAAACGTATAGGTGAGCAGAAAGCACAACAGATCACAACCGAATCTGCTAACATAGGAACCGTGATGCACTCATCATTAGAGAAACACGTGAAGGGAATAGATCGCAAACCAGGATCAAATCTTATACATCAAAAGGCACACACAATGGCCAACGTAATCATAGACAATGGTTTAAATGATGTCAGTGAAGTTTGGGGATCAGAGGTATCTCTACACTATCCTGAGCTTTATGCTGGAACAACAGATCTAGTTGGTGTATACAAAGGTGAACCGGCAATATGTGACTTCAAACAATCACGTAAGTTAAAGAAAAAAGAATGGATCGAAGACTATTTCTTGCAACTGTGTGCCTATGCCGAAGCCCACAACAAAGTATATGACACAAACATAAGGCGAGGACGTGTTTTTATATGCACACAAAATAACGAATATCAAACATTCGAGATAGATGATTATGATAAATGGTGTGGCAAATGGTTCGCTAAATTAGAACAATATTACAAGTCTATCCTTTAATAAATAACTGCATTATGCCGATAGTACAGATATCAAGAATACAGCACAGACGTGGAAAACGAACAGATTTACCGCAATTGGCCGCGGGAGAACTGGGTTGGGTGATTGATGAGCAAAGACTTTTTATAGGAAACGGAACAGTGGCCGACGGTGCTCCAGCGGTGGGAAATACAGAAATTGTTACATCTGGAAGTTCAGGATTTACAACTGCATTATCTTACACCTACAAAGGATACCTAGGAGATTCGACTCCTATTGTCACAGGCGCATCCGGCGATGTTAGTAGAACATTACAACAAGTTTTAGATGATAAAGTATCTGTTAAGGCCTTTGACGCAAAAGGCGATAATTCAACAGATGACACTTCAGCAATACAGAGAGCGTTAGACGAATTATATTCCGACACAGATCAGGATGATACCAGAGCAAGAAGAACATTATTTTTTCCTGCCGGGGTGTATAAGATTACAGCCGCACTGACCATTCCTCCATTTGCACATCTAGTTGGAGAAGGGCCAGAC